TATATACTATATATAACTTTTCCTTACTTTCTTCTATTAGTGTGACAATTAGCAAAATGGTGTTGTGTGACAATTAAAAAATAAAAGGGACACTATAAAGCATCCCTATCTGTATATTTGTACATTTTTAATGTATAAAGTTGAATTATTACGTTCGTTTTCATACAACGTGTTTATTACACCATTTTCGATAAAGTCTAATAGCTGGTCTTCAGTCCAACTCTCCTTCTGTGTGTCTTCCATAATATCCATCTTTTCAGTCCAATAAGCTATACCACCACATAAAGCATCCAGCCTATCATCATGGGCAAGGGCATTTTTATCACGACATAATCTAGTCATTTGATAAAATAGTGAGTAGTTTTGGTTTCTTTCATATGTCTTGAAGTCAGCGTCAATTACACTTCTGTTAACTATAAGTCTATGTTGCATAAGCACTGGTTCTAGTGTGTCTATGATACGCAACTCTTTCTGTTTAGTGTTTTTAACTTCTGTAATAAGACATGGATATATCTTATTGAACACAGGAGTCATAACTTTAATAAACATTCCGTCACCAAAGTTACCTTCAACTACTACTTCATTCACACCCCAAAACTTAGCCTTTTGTGCTAGTTGTCTTAAGGTAGTGTCTGAGTACCCTTCTGTATATCCGTCAACTTCCATCAAAAATAAGTAACCATTCAGGTACTTTAAGATAGCGTAAGCTGTTTCGTCTTTACCTCTACCACTAGGGTCAATGAACATCATTGCTCCAGTATAAGTAGCTGTTTCTTGCGACCTAGATAATGGATAGTAGAATAAGTCACCCTTAAGGGCAACACAAGGTACATCAGGTATTAACTGCTGCATACCATTAGCCCATGACCACTTAATACTACTTTCTTTCATATCTAGGGTGTCTACGATTAAATCACTAACTTTAAGAGGATATTTTTCATAGTCTGATAAGTTAGTATTAAGCATGAATTGTAAGGCGAACCCTGCTTTACCATAAGATAACTTACGTTTAGCTATCTCTATCTCATTGAAACGTTTAGGGTCTGTAGGTTTACCTGCCCATTTCTCAGGGTCTTTATCGTATCTATCAGCAATCATAGGGGCTAAAGAGTTACCATAAGAGTTTCTCTCAGCTTCACTTGAAGGATATAATACAGTCCATATACGAGTAACATAACCACGTTTCTGAAGTTCGTTATAAAGACTAGCTTCATTCTGTGGTGTACCTAAGTAAATAATTTGACCATTAGGTTTTAAGATAGCGTCAAACTCTTTAACACGTTCAGCTAACTTATCACGTTGCATTTGTGTGCTAGAGTTATTAGGCACTTCAACGTCATCAGGTATGAGTAGGTCTGCACGAGTACCTGTAATCTGACCTGTGATACCTACAGACTTAACGCTAGGTGAAATATCAGCAATAGCTCCACCGACATCAAAAAGATTTTGTGTGTCTAGCTGGTCTTTACTGGCTTTCATCTCAGCTAAAAAAGGTATTGTATGGATAATACTTTTTATGAACCTAGCATTAGCGTCAGCCCTATCTTTACTTGCGGAAACTATAAGTACCTTAAGTTGTCTTTCTCTCCACAATCTCCATACCGAATAAGCACACGTTAAGAAACTTTTAGCCACACCTCGAAACCCTTGAATTATAATTCGGTCTGAAGGTGGATATTGTAAGAACTGTGCTATGTCTAGTTGAATAGGAGTTGGGGGTGGTAACCCAATCTCCTTCCAAACTATATAAACGAAAGCCCAAAAGTTATTATAGGCTTTCTCAATGTCTTCATCTGTCCATTGTATCAGTGTATCACATCCCCTTCATTAATTAAATCAGGTATAGAACTTCCTATACGTTTAATTTCTTGTACACTTTCAGTTTCACTTGTAGTAATAAAATAGTTGTCTTTAAGGAACTGACGAACCTTAGCTAAGAAAGCAGGGTTCTTACTTAAATCAGGGTCTTTAAGTCCCTCAAGTAAACTTTCAGCTTCTAAAGTAGCTATCTCATCTATAAGTTCCTGTGGTAATTTAGTTGCCATGTTATCACTCTCCGTCTAAACAACTTCCTACAAACATTATACCTAAAGCAATTCCAATTAAGACACCTATGAAAAACTGCATTTTATCACCTCTAACTTTTTAAGTAAGCTATATAACATAAAGATATAGCTATTGACATTTCGACATTATCCAAAGCTATACATAATAATGTCATTACGAAAAATAACATTTGAATTAGTGCATCAATAATCATTTAAACAACCTCATATAAATCCCTGAAAACTTCATCAGTACACCAATAGAAATCACCTTTTGTATTCTTAATTATCCAACAACCAAAAGGTACTATTGTTCTCTCCCCTTCTTTAGTAGCTATAGCTAATCCATTTGAGTCATGAACAGCTTTATATAAGTAAGGTGGATTGTCTAATATTTCTATTCCTTTTTCTTCTACAAGATTTTTTATATCTTCATCATATTTAAGCATTGCTGACTTAGTAAAGGCATAACATTGATTGATACTTTCTGCTGTATCTACAAGCTGAATAGCTTCAAGAAACTTTGGTTTACGTTTATAAAACTTTACTGACATTAGTATACTTCCTCTCCATCCATATAACCCATAGCATTAGCATAACCTATCCAGTTATCGACACCACAATCTTCTAAAGCATGAAGTTTCTCCACAGAATACTGTAAATCATCAACACTATCTTCATTCCAAAGACGCATAATATTTTGTGGTCTAACCCTATGGCTAACTAAAGTTTCCTTATCTTTGACAATAACAAAACATTTGTTTACTTTAACAACTTCACATTCTCTAAGAGCATTTAAGTAAGCTAAATGTGCTACTACTGTAGCACCCTCAGTTAACTCTAAGCCAAACACATCTTTAACTTCCATTACTTACACCTCACATTTTGTCGATAGCTTTATTAATAGCGTCAATAACTTTACCATCAGCAGCTTCAATTAACTTTAAGTAAGCTGCATACTCTATTGCTTCACTACCTGTAGCTGTAATAAGTTTCTCCTGAAGTTTAGCTTTAGTTTCCTCACGTTTCTCAGTTAATTTTGTAGTAACGAAAAATTTAGCAATTTCTTTTAAGATATTCACTTTATCAAATCCCTTCTAAGCAATTTATTTTTGATTTAGGTATAAATGTATTAAGACAAAATAAAAGAAGCTAGGAGCTTAAATTCACTCCTAGCAACCCTTAGTTTACTTTAATTTTGCTGATACCATATAGCTTTACCTCTGACAGTTTGAAGTTGATTATATAAGTTCTCTCCACAGCAGGCTGTTGCCATTAAGTCCCTATGAGCTACAACATGGTCTTTATCAATAGGTAGACCATAATCATAACACACATTAGCCAAAAGCATTGCAAGGCTCTCAATCTGTGCCTGAGTTGGCTCACCAATCTCAAAGTTACCACAGACATGAATACCAATAGTATGAGAGTTGAAACCATAAGCGTGTGCTGCTACAGTCCAATGTGGTCTACCTTCTTCGATAGTACCATCTTTTCTAATGACATAATGATATCCAATACAATTCCAACCTTGTTCTTGATGGGACGCATTAATTTCTTCAGCACTTAAGTCATCATCAGTTGGATTACCTGTGTGATGGATTACTACCATGTCTGTTTTAGTTCTGTTAGATAGCTGGCTGTAATCATATTGTAAATTAGTTTTCTTAATGTTTACTTTTTGCATACTTTATCTACCTTCCTTCACTCTTTACATTTAATGTTTTGAATATCTTTTTCGATATTTTCCAAGATTTCTTTTTTGTGTCTTTGTAATTTAACTTCTCTATAGTAAGTAAAAGACGTCATAATACTAGAAACTGTAAAGCTTACTAAAGCTATAATAAATAAAACATTAACAATAATTTTTAAAATATCCATATTACTTTTTGTCACCTTTCATTACTTTTTCGTCTGCAATTTGTTTTAATCGTACACGCAAGAAGTTAGGGATAATATAACCCCAACCCATGCGGTCTAAGTTTTCAATAAGACTCATAGCTTCAATTAAAGCAAAGCCACTAATAGTCATCCCTCTGAAAACTTCAGTGCCTATACACATATCTAAAAGGCACGCAATGAAGACACAAAAAAAGACACCAGCTTTCTTCCATAAACCTTTAGTACCTTTAGAAGAACTAAGCTCATTACGTCTGTAACCAGCAGTTATCCCAGTTATAAAGTCTAAAGAAATAAGAATAGCAAGAGCCTTAATTGGTGTGTCTATACCACCTAAAGCTAGGTCTAAAGTTGCCCATATAGTACCACTAATAGCACCTAACTTAAGTTCTGTAGTTGTCCATAAGTTTATAAGTATAATATCACTCTCCATATGATAACATAGACACATCAGTATCAAATGTTACTTTTTCTAGTTCCTCTTTAGTACCACATGAATTTATTAATACTTTAAGTTTATTATAAGTATCATGAAGCATTATAGAGCGTGTAGCTACTACAGTATTAATACCTTTAAAGTCTTCTATACCTAAATAAGTTATTTCATTGTCAGCACAAGTCCACTTAAGTTTAGCATCTTCAACACCTGCATCTTCAAGTGACTGACGTCCTAATAGTAAGCGTTCTCGTGCTAAATCATCATAATCAAAAGTATTACCATTATACTCTATTATTTGCTGCTCTCTTATATTACGCTCAGCTTTCATCTCAGATATTTTAGAAGCTTTAAGTTCATCTAAAGTTGGCTCAGGTTCTGAAGGTTCTTTTGGTACTTCTTTATATTCCCATTTATCACCTTTCCATATGACATCAAAACCTGCTTTAGGTTTAAGTGGCTCTACACCATCTATACAATTTGAAGGTATGTTCCAATTACCATTAGGGCTTATATCTGTGTCATCTAATATAATAATACCTATATATTTATTCTCATTGTTTATTTTGTATACTACTTTTATACCACTCATACATGCACCTCTTAATATTTAATTTGCGGAATAAGTACTATTGATGGTGGCTGTACTGTTTCTGCATTACCATAAATAGAACTAGATTTAGAAGCATCTAAATATAATTTAAAATCTAACCAATTAGCACCATCTCTACCTCTAGATACTGTTTCTCCTGTATAATATAACGAACCTGAACTTGAATGATTGTCACCAGCAGATACATAAGCATATCCAGTTATATTAGGTAATCCAGCTTCCATTTTAGATGGTGTATCACCACCTTCTATAAATACATTTCTGTAATCAGGTAAAACAAAAGTTGTGCTTCCATCTCCATTACCAAACTTCCATATTTCTGTAGTAGGCGAGTCTGTCCATAAGTTATTGTCTATAGCATACTTAACTAATCTAGGGTAATCTGCTCGTTGTACAGTTGCCCCATTAAGCTTTACATAACCTGCTTTTAATACGGGTCTATAAGCTACATCTCCTAAAGATAATCCATCTCTAATATCACAGACAATCCATTTAGCATTTCCATCAGTAATATATTGTCCTACTTGTGCAGAATTAAATTCTTCAGGTATAGTTTCTGCTGTAGTACCCTCTTGACAACATTCTAATCTTATATAACTTGCTAAAGAAGGTAAATAAGATATATCACCTATAGTATACATAAAAGAATTTTTTCTAATATGTGTATATTCTTCTAAATTTGTTGTTAACTCTCTCTCTATAGATGTTAACTCTGAGTTAATTTTCTGACTAGAGTAAGTTGTTGATATACTTTCTTCTTCATCATTAATTACACTTGTAGGACTAACTTTTTCAAGTACAAAGCCACCTTGACCATCATTAGCACTACTTCTATACACAAGACAAGTACCTTCAGGTATGTCAACTACAGCAACTATAGTTTTTCCTAGTAACTTATCAGGACTTCCAGTTATATTATTAGGTAATTTACCATCACTATTAGCAAAAGATATTTTATTAGCTTCACCTGTTTTTGAAGTTTCTACACGCTTTATTAATGTATCATAATCTTCAAGACTTGAAGCTTTAGGAGCAAATATTAAATTCCACTTATTGTTAAACTTTTGGTAACCTTCTCGTGAACCTTTAATTATGTAAATATCAGGTTCATAAGCTACTGAAACATCAGGTAATTCATCTACCAATTTTATATTCTTTACGTCTTCATCTGTCAGTGAAATTCTACCATGAATTATAAGATAGTCAGCTAACTCATCAATTATCATATATTTCTGTAAATCTGAAACATTCAAGTTAGAAGCAGTAAGTATTGAGCTATCAGAAAAGTCAACTATAGGTGTTGTTGAAGTTTCACGATAAATCATAATGTACTTCTTAGCACCTGTAGTATCTTTTAGTATTAATTGCTTTTCTTCAATATTATAATCAATACCATAAGTAAGTTCTTCTGTTATATCTATTTCAGACACATCATATATATTCTCAATATACTTAGCTTTAACAAAAGATTTCTTTAAGTAATCAAAAGGGAAGTTATAAGTTAACTCCCCTACTTCATAGAAAACAGTAGTTGTAAGTTCTCTTGTAGCCACTAATTATCACTCTCCCTTACGTTTAGGTCTTTTAGTTGGATATTCTGAAGGCTCTACGATATAGTTGTTTATGAAAGTTGTTATAGGTAACCATTGTGGAATTGGTAGTGCCTGTAAAGCTTTCCTAAAGTCATTCTTGTTCACTTCATTATTAGATGCTCTATAGAAGTAATTCAAGACATCTAAAGGAGCTGTAGCCTGCTGTAATGCTGGTGTCTGTGCTACAATATTACCCACATAATCACCAACACTATCAGGTGACCCATAAGAACCTCTGTTAACTGAAGTGCGAATAGAAGTATCTACAATACCTGAACCTTCTAACAAGTCGTTAACAAAACTAAAAGGTGTACCTACAATAGAAGAACGGAAAGCTGCTACACGTAACAATGTGTCTACATTAAGGTACTTATCGTAGTATTCCTTAGCCTTTTCGTCACTACCAGTAGCTTTAATAAGTTGCCAAGTAGCACCAGCTTTTAATACGTAAGCTGCTGTATTTGTTACTATAGACAACAAAGCTGCTAAGGCGTCATCAACATCTCTAGCTGTCATAGCCCTGAATGTCTGTGCATTAATAGCTCGTAACGCATAGTCCTTGAACTGAAATAGAAGTTGAGTAGCAATATTTTTGTCTTTAAATAAGTTTTTATTACCTACCCTACTACCACTAACTATAGCTCTTTCTGCTTGTGTCTGTACTAAATCATAGAACTTAGCAAAACTTATAGGGTCATTTCGTTGCCATTCAATAGCATCAATATCTTCTAGTATACCATTAGGTGCTTTAGAATACTTTAGCATATTCTCTTTAATTCTAGCTTCTAATTCTTCATTTATCCCACTAGCTTTAAGTTTGGCTTTACTGAAAGGATTTCTAAGCTTACTAAACTGTTTTCCATTAGCCCACTTAAAGACATCTAATATTGTTTGTCTTCTCATACCTCTTACCATATTATCAGTCATATGAGGTAATACATTGATGGCGGAAGTAATTTTACCTAAATTATGTGCATAGTCATTACCCATAATTAAAATTTTATTTATAATACTTCCTTGTTGAGTTAAAGCATCTCTAGTAACTCTATCATTCCAGTTTACAGTGAAAATTTTACTTTCTATAGTTTCACCAAACATTGTTTCTTCAGCTTCTTTAAGAGCTTCATTTGTAACTTTACCTAAGCGTACATCATCAACAAGTTTACCTAAAGGTTTAAATACATTAAAGAATTGATGTAGACCACCATATGCCATAGCTCCACCTAATTCACCTAACTGAGCAAACATCATATTAGCACCATTTTTAGCATAAGCTAACTTACTGAATATACGAGCTAAAGCCCCTAATCTACTTAGAGCATCCACATGAGGACGCATACCTCTTAGTTCATTAAGTCCTTGCTCAAATACTTTATAATCACTTTCTGCTGTACTTTTATTTATAACACCTTGCTCTACTGCTTTATCAAGTTCTTTCTTAACTTTTATCATAAAGTTATCTAAGTCTTTTTGTGTATTAAACACATTCTTGAATGAAGCTTCACCAGCAAAACGGCTGATATTCTTTTGAATTATAGAGTCTAAATCAAAACTTCTTAAATCATTATCAAAACTAAATTCGTAGCCATTATCAGCTTTAAGAACTAAAGAAGTATCAATAGGTATACGCTCTTTTAGAGATGTTAATACCCCTACAGTTGCCTTTCCTTCCTGTAACGTTACATCTTGATTTTCTCTTAAAATATATCTTACTGCCTTAGGTACGTGTTCATCTAGCCATGCTTCTACCATGTCATCAGTAACATTAGTATCTTTAAGTTCCTTTGGCTGTCTTTTACTACCTTCAGTTATCTTAGAGTTATATTCTTGTATCTTTTTATTTTCTTTCTCAAGACTCCTTTTAATTTTAGCCTTTACTACATCTCTCTTAGCAGCTTTTTTGTAGTAAGTAGAGAGAGCTTCTTCAGCTTCTTCAATAGACGCAAATCTATTTGTAAATTTTATGCGTTGGTCAACATCAACAACTCTCCATAACTCATGGTCTACTGCTTCCCAATCCTGCTCAATAAAGTTATCTGAAGTAGAACCAACATCAATAGCTGAGCGTTTACCTAGTTCAATTTGTTTATCCCTAAGATTTTTAATCTTTTCTACTGCCTGCCAAACTTCATCAGGAAAATCTTGAGGTACATTAGATTTACTTCCAGCATACTTAGAGTTATACGCTAGTGTTACAAGTTTATCAAAAGCCATATGAGCTGCATGACCCATTTGCTTATTTCTAAGACAATATGAATTTCTGATACTTGCATATTCTAAATAAGGTTTAGCTAATAAATGAGTTAGTCTTTCTTTATTAGTTTCAGCAGACATCATGTTAAGACCTTTAGAACCTCTACCTCTTACATCATTCCATAGACTAGGTGCGATACCTCTTAAAGAATTAGCAACAGAATTATATGTCTGACCAAAAACACCTTGCTCAAGCATCTTACCAACAGCTTTAGGAAAAAACTTCGGCAAATCTTTCTGTGTATCTCTAGTAATTGTAGGCTCTAAAGTATAGAAATCAGCAAATAGTTGTGGATTTAAGAAGCTATCTTTAGAGTATAAAATACCAGCAAATGCAGTAGAACCATCAGGGTTACGTTGAATTGAACCACTTAAGTTTCTTTCAGCATTTAATTGTTGAACCATCATGCTTCTAACTTGCTCTGTAGTTATTTTAGTAGACAAACCTTCACGCTTAAGTCCTCTGTTTACCATGCCTTTTACTGAAGATACAATACCTTTAGGCAACATATCGTTTTCTACAGCATATGCTAAGATTTCTTCAGGGTCATAACTGTTAATAGCTCTACGAGCATTATTAAATACATGACCACTTTTGTTAGCTAAATTAGACACATCATCCATTAGTTTCTGATAGTCTTTTTCACCCACAAGATTTCTTAGACCAGCGTGTACACCTAGCTCATGTGCTAACACATTGTCAACTTCAGTAGGCTTAAGTTTATCTGTAAGTAAAATTGTGTAGTCTTCATTTGGAACATAAAAAGCTTTAGCAGAAGAAGGTATCTTAATTCCTGAAACATTCTCTACTAAAGCTTTAGCTTTCTCAAAGGTAGTAGCAATAACTTTATTATTACTTTCTAACTTAGAGTAATATTTAGATTTTATAGTTGAACCATAGTTAGTGTCGTGTATCTTTAAAGCTTCACCTATAGTTTCACTCTTGATACGTGTTATGTCTAAACCTACTGTATCTCTTATAGCTTTAGTTTCTACACTATCAGCTATATTAGCTACGTGTTGCATCTCAGGTGTTCTAGCATTTCTACTTATTAGACCACCTAACGCTCCTAATACTGCACCACCAACACCAGCTACAGCAGCGTTCCACCCATACTCTTTAGCATCAAGGTTTATACCGCCAAACTTTTCACGGAGAGCATCATTAGCTACTGTTACACCTGCATTAACTAAACCAACTCTAGCTGCCTGCCCAGCAACTCTAGCTACTTTAGACACATCATAAACTGCATTACCTAACTTAGCTACAACCTTAGCTCCATTAAAAGCAGTACCCACAGGAATAAGCATTGTAGGGTCTACCATACCGCCTATGAAGCGAGCAACATTAGCGATAGTTAAAGTGCAACCATCATTAAACTGAGCTATCTTTTCAGCACGTTGTTTGTCTACAAGTTTTTGATTTACTAACCATCTTATTTCTTCGCTATCTCTACCATTAAGCAAAGCGAACCTTTGAGCTTCTTCATCATCAGGTAGGGCATTTTTAACATAGTCAATGTCTTCTTGTGTAACCTTATCCATAGCACCAAAATGATTATTAGAGTGCATAAGGTTTCCCCAAAGTGACTGCATAACATAGGCAGTACCTGTGGTGGTAAGTCCATCCATGAAACCTGTGGTGACTTTATCCCAAAATGAGGGTGTTAAGACATCAGTACTATAATTGTTGACTCTATTAGTTAACTCATCATGCTCTACGTTCATCATAAAGTTAACATAGTCAAACCCATATTCATCTTTCATAGAGCTGAAAGTTTCCCCAAAGAAGTTACCTGTGTAGCCACCTCTTTGAGGGTCACGAGCATCTTGTCCTGAAAAGTCTATATCCCAGTGGTCTTCTTCCCAATTACAAGACCACCCTTGAGAATTACAGAATTTCTTAAACTCTGCACCTTCCAGTGTGTTACCTATAATTTGACTATTAGCAACATCAATTTTCCATCCATCTTCATGACCATGACCTGTGGAACTTTTAGCATGATAACCAAGTTCAGCACCACCACTTATAAGGAGAGGAACGTTGAAATTAGACATCATATAGTAACCTAAAGTATTTGCACCATAAATACTTTCAGGTCTTAAACGTTCTGTATTTGTTACATTTTGGTCAGGATTGTTTGTCGTAACGTAAGCAGTGTCAAGAGAGTAAGCTGTAGGTAATTCTTCTTGATAGTCTAAACCTCTAGCTACATAGTCAGCTACTGTAATATTACCATCTGTCCTATCTGAAGATATAATACCTGCTTCATAATCAGCATCAGCAGCAGTTTCTCCACTGAGCCAAGCATCTAAGACATACCTTACATCTCCATTATACTTTTCGTACAAGTCGGTAGCCCACCCACGAGCTACACTATCTTGTACATAAGGTGGAGCATAAGTAGCATTAGGAACATCAGCATACTCTCCGTAACCATAAGTATTAGCTTTTTCTCTCCATGTTTCAGGCATGAATTGATAAGCACCTGCTGCACCACTTGATTTATTGTGTGATGTATAGTCACCACCTGATTGCTCAGCGTTCCATATAAGTTGCTTAAGTTGCTCCCATTGTTCATCTGTCATTAACTATACTCCCCCTTAGAAAACTGAACGTAAACCTGTTCCATACATATTAGATGTATAAGAGCCTGAAGTTTCTCTTTCATTATTTATGTCATCAATAGTATAACTGCTGTCACCTGAAGTTTGCTGAGAGTCATTCCATTCCATATCTCTGTTCCAGCGGTCAAGGGCTTTTTGTCTTAATTCACCTAATGACACTGAAATTGTCTTATATGTTGCAGGGTCACTAAAAGTAAATACCTGCATTGCTCTATTATAAGATACGTCTACATTAGCACCATTCGTTGTAGTTAAACTATATATAGCATCTGCCAAACTTCTTCTAAAATAAATCTCACTAACTTCATTAGACATACCATAAGCAATATCTATAGTAATACCTTTAGGGAATACAGCACCATGATAAGTAGCAAAGTTATTACTTACTACGTATCCTGCTTTATTTAAAGCGTCATAAGGACTTAAACCTTGAACACAGAATATAGTAGCTAAATCAGCTACCGCATCCTCTAAGTCAGGATTAGAAGCAATAGGAACAGAAACAGTATCAAAGTTATCATCTTCACTTAAATGTAAGACTCCTTCAGCAGTATAACCTGTAGAAGTTATTAAACTTCTTACCTGACTTGCATATCCTTCTTTTGTGTCTTTATCAGCAGAATTATAAGTAGCAAAATCTTGAAGTGTTAAAGACATATCCCCATTATGCAATGTAAACAATGAGTTTAACATTCTAGCTCTTTTAGCTACTTCAGAACCAAACATATGCTCTACGCTATTAGGGTTATTTGTGTAAAACTGAAGTAAAGCTAAAGTTGAACTATCTACATTAACAGTACCATCACTAGCAGGTAATATAGAGTCTAACTTATATGTTATATCAGCAGCTATATCGTTTCTGATAGCTGACATCTGTGGCATACTCATTAGTCTAGTTACTTTATCAAAATCACCTTGTTCTTGAAATTGCTGAAGCAATGGTAAAGCTACAGCACTTAATTCTTCTTTATCCATCTTAATGGTAGATATAGACATACCATTATAGAAAGTACCTTTGTTACACCATGTTACTATAGCTCCCCTTAAGTCATTACTCTTTTTAGCTTCTTTCTGTGCTTCTAGTTGAGCTTTAAGTTTCTCTCTAGCTATAGCTTTTCTTTCTGCTTCTTTTTGATTTATACCATTTTTAATTTGTGGGTATAAGTTAGCAAAAGCAGGTGCATTATCAGGGTCTTCTATTCTCATCTTTTCTAAGTCAGCTAAATAAGCATCCATACCAGCTTTACCTTTTTCGACATAAGAATTAATCATGTCTTCTTTCTGCTTAGTCATGAACTGCTCATTGAACTTAGCATTGTATGTTTTGTATGTCTGCATATCTAACAAAGAAGATGCAACAGTCTTAGTACCATCAAGACCTGTCTGTACAACTACATTGTCTAACATCTGCTCTAAACGTGTACTATCAAGGTGACCAGTTTGTACTATCTGTGTAGCAAAGTCATCAAGAAGTTTCATTCTGTAAGACATAGGTAAACCCATAAGTCTTGTTTCATTAAAAGCTTCTTGTACTGCTTGAGTCATAGCTCCGTTAACTTTAAGTAACTCAGGGGAATTTTGAATGATATCCCCAAGTTTACTTTGAGTTGAAGCCATAGTAACAGTAATGTCATCTTGATATTTCTTTTTGTTCCAATCAGTAGCTAAGTTAGTATAGTTAACTAATTGGTTCTCATTAAAGCCCATGTCAAAAGCTGCTATGTTTTGTGGTCTACTATTGCTTTTAAATAAGCTATCTTTATACTTATTAGCATAGTTAGCAAACCTTTCCTGTTCTTCTTTTAATGAAGCACTAGGGTTCATAGCATACTCATTGTCATAGTCAAGCTTCATCTGACGTGCTAAGAAAGTACCCCTAAGTTTCTCAGCGTGTGCTAAAAAATATGGATTGTCCATAGAAGACACAATTCCTGAAGCCTGTGCAGCATCTACAACACTAAGCTTCTTTATATCATCAGCAGATAAGCCATTTATTAAATTCTCAGCTTCTATCTGTCCTCTAGTATCTAAATATTTCTCATGTTGCACTAAGTAGCCTTGAACTACTGCATTTAACTTGTTCATATTCTCAGCTAACTCAGCACTCTTACTTATATCAGCAGTAGCTTGCTGTACACTTAAGCCACCATAGCGACCTTGATATAGACTATCAGGTCTAGGTGTAAATTGTCTAGCAGTACCTAGTGCATTTGATACATCTGTTGGCAACTCTTATCACTCCTTCTGTGGAATATAGTATTTATAAGGATTTACGTCAGTAAAGCTAAAGTTAACTGAAGGGTCTGAAAGAAACTTACTACCACCAATAACAGTATCAAAAGCTTTCTGCGGTGTTCCATATGCTGTAGTGTCTACTGAGCCAAAAGTCAATATAGTACTACCATTTGTATTAGGTGTAACTCCTGCTTGTCTTTTAATGATATCAATAGCTTCCATTGTACCTTTACCTTGATAATAAGCAGCACCTATGTTAATCAAGGTAGACAATAAAGAAGGTTTCTTAACATCTTGTATACTATTAATCTGCTGTTTAGCATTAAGTAAAGCAGTTTCTTTATTAAGGTCAATCTCGTTAGAACGTTTCTGATAGTTAGCTTTAGTTGAACCTAAGGCTCTATTAACATCAGCTCTAGCACTTCTATTAATTAAATCAGCAGTTCTACCACTACCTAAGTCTTCATTAACAGCAGCTTCAACACTAGCTGTCTGTCTGTTACCTTGTATCTTAATGTTTTCTAGTTCAGCTATAGTAGCTTCAAAAGCATCTTGTCTTTCTTGCTCTGCATTTTGGAAAGCATAGTTCATAGACAATACAATATTCTTAGCTGTTTGAACATTAGCTTGTGCTTGTTGTTCTAGTTGTCTATTAGCTGAATATGTCTGCATAAGAGCTGAAGCTATTGGTAAACCTATAGTACCCATATGTCACACCCCCTTACTTCTTTGTACCCATGTAGCGTCAAATGAATAATCAATCAGTGCTAAAGGTAATGGTAAAGAACTTTCTACATATATGTCACAAGAAGTATTAAGCATTTGTAGAGGTACTTTAAACTCACCTGTTTGTTCTAATATAGAACCTAAGCGAGCTGAAAGTGTACCTACGTTTCTAGCTGTCATCTTATATATTCTTGTCTTTTTATTAGGGTCTTTACTATTAGTAACATACACTACAAATCCACCTGTATCAGCATACGTAAAGTGTATGTATCGTAACTGAAGTCTACCATTAGTTAACGCTTTTTGACTTCCATTGCTGTCAGTACTCCTTAAATAAATAGGAGATAACTTTATATAAAATCTATAAGGTAATCCTATAATTATATTTTTACCTTGATAGTTACCATCAATTCTTATTGTGTTATCTGTTATTTCAGTAAACTCTTTGTACACACCATCAGGTAATACGACACTGATTTCTGTAATATCATTATCATTAAGTTCATACTCGTCCTTAATGTTAATTGTAGTTGTTTCTGAAATTTCATCATAAGTAGCTGTAGTTGCTACCTTTTTACAATCTAAGTAAACTCTGTAAAGTTCTTTATCTAAGAAATCTACAGTCTTACTAATTGTGAAGTTCATCTTTTCTAATACATGACTGCTACCTCTATTTATTAGTAAATACAATGTACTTCCAATAAAATAAAGATTTATAACCCTACTATACATATTCCATAAAGACCATGAAGCTTGCACTCTCTGCTCATTCATGAATAAGTACTTATAGACATAAATATAATTAGGGTTACCTCTAGTTAATACAAGCATTATGTTTTCATTATTAGCTGCTTCTATCTCATAGACACCATTAGGTATATAGTTAGGTACATGAGATGTAATGTCTTGAGCATTTTTCATTTCTGAAGTATCAAGCACAGAATAATACTCTTTAATACTTGTAAACTCTGAGCGTTCTGCTGGAAAATATAAGTTCCTTCCAGCTACTATCGGTCTACAATCAGGTGACGATTGGAAACCTGTTACTTCTACTAGTGCCACATTTCTTGGTGATAGTGTTGTATCAGACCTAAGTACAAATTGACTCTTGTCACTGAAGCAATACAACTCACCATCAAAAGGTATTGCATAGTTCAAGAAGTTAATACGAGTTGTAGTAGTAGCGACATCAATAGGGTCAATGTCTAGTATATCAGTAGCTGTAGTCATCCAAAAGTTAAAGTACTCACCACTTTCACTTAAGATAACATTTTCACCACTAAGTAACCCTAAACGATTTCTATAGAAGAAAATATCTGATATAGCATAGTCTACAAATGAAGGTAGTGGATTACTGTCTTCATCACCTACTTTTCTTTCAGTCCACTCTAGTTTCTTAAAAGTGAACGAACCATCAGCTTCACGTACCAAAGCGTGTGGCATAGTAGTTGCGTCAAGACCAACTAATATGTTAGGACATACACATTCTTCCCACACCTTTTCTTCGTTATTATATTTTACATAATAACTTCCTGCTTCGTCCCCATTAGGGTCAGTCTTAACTAACACTGTGTAGTCAGCAGGAGCAGTTGCAGGTAGAAGTGAGAAACGTTGTACTGTATCAGTTACACCAATCATTGCATTGTTATTAAAGCCATCTTGAGTAGCAACACTTGAAGCAGGTTTTATACGTAACCAGCAGTCACCTAAGTCAACTTCTTTACCAGCCGACCTAGCTTTAGTAGCTAATTGGTTTGCAATATAATGTGTGTCTATCATTGCCGTATGACTTTTATCACTGCCATCAGGTGTTGTATAAGACGCAACTTCTTCATCATCTATCCATATTTTATAAGTTCTACCATATTGACCTTGCTTAACGTTTACTAAAGCTCCTTGTGTATTGAAACTATCAGGACTTTTAGTATCACCCATTTTTATAAGTTTATTAGTATTAACTATAAACGTATAGTCAGCTATAGTTACTAAACGTAACTCATCTTTTGGTTTGTCTGTATTGATATAATCAGCATCATCTTGCATATGAACTGTCTTCTCATTACCTTCAAAATCAAAGATACGAATAGTATTATTAAAGATATATACGATATACTTTTCGTTAACATCTCTGTCTATAAAGTGAACTAAAGGCTGCACATCATCAGGTATAGCGTCCATAAGTTTCTTTATGAAAATAGTTGGTGGTCTTTTCTGAAGTCCTGTTGACTCTGTAGACAATCCATTACTTTGTTCTTCTAACTGCTCAGCATATCTCTGTATAGGAGCTTGTTGAGATATACCTGACACAAGGTTTTTAATTGATTGCGAATATAATGGCATAGCTTAGCTCCTTTGTAAACCTTCAGATACTCTAGTAAACTGAAGTGCATTTGGTTCAGACATATCAATATCATATTGCACAATCTCTGCATGAGCTTCTAATAACTCTGATTGCAACTCTTGTACAACAGCACTATCACACTGATATCTTTGTTGGAACGCTAAGGCACTTTTAGTTGCTATATAGTTTCTAAAGCAATCAGGTAAGTCCTCAAAGTCTACAGCTCTTATGATATTTAAAGTGATACCTTTAGTAAACTTAAATGTCTTATTGGTAACATCATATACATATTTGTTTCTTTTAGTATACACATTGCCATCTGTAGAAGAAAACTTGATAATTGTGTCATCCCATAAAATTTTATTGTCGTAAGCATTAGGGTTTAAGACAACATTTTCTTCGGTATTAAAATCCCAACCTTGTCTTTGAATACCCCTAGAAACATTTTCTAAAATCCTTTTAGCATTATCAACATCAATGTCAGTAGTGTCTTCAGCATTATTAATAGGGTCTGAGCCTATAGCTGATAACATAAAGTTAATAGCATCTAACTCTGTCATTACTGTTAACATTAAGTCACCCCCTAGTTAACTAAAGGTGGCATAAAGCCACCCTTAATTATTTTGCTGTTGTTTTAGTTTTGCTAGTAGTTGCTTTAGTAGCTTTAGTTGCTACTTTAGCTTCTTCTGTTGTTGCTTCAGAAATGGAAGTAGGAACAACTATAGACACACTAGCTTCTTTAGCTGCCTGAAGTTGAGCTGTTGCTTCAGCAATACGAGCATCACGTTCAGCCATTAAGGAAGCCATTACAGGGTCACCATCATCAATGATACCCATGAAAGTAGCTTCAGGACGTAAACCACCAATACCTTCTGCCATTGTTGCTACAATTTGGTCGGACTGGTAGTTAATACGACGTCCACTTTCCATAGATAAACCTTTAAGACGTACCACACCTACGGAAGACTTATGGCACATTAAGATAGGACTTTTCTCTTTGTAGTCGGAAGGGAACGCATGACCATCACCCTGACCTGCATTGTCAGCATCTGCACCACCTTGAGTTAAGTGTGGACATTCAAAGATATCAAATCCAGCTAAGCGAATTACATTACCTTCTAAGATAGAACCATTAGCACCATAGTTTCGATTTAAGAAATCTAAAGCGGACGCAAGTGCAGAATGGTACTCAGGTAACATATAAGCATAGCGGTCTTGAGTAGGTACATAGTTGTTAGCCATTTTAGTTTTACCTTCTAAGAGGATGTCGTAAATAGCTTTACCAGTAGCAGCATTAATACCACCAGTTTCACCAGCCGCTAACTTTTTGGTGATGACTCCACCTGTTCCTAATCCTTCTACGTTAGGTGTTTCATTAATAGCTTCTTTAGCAATCTCAGCTAATACGGAAGCGTCATGTGCAACAGCTAACGCATTACCTAATGCAGCCGCATAAGGAGAGCGGAAGTCATAATGAAGGATGAAGCTATCTAAATCAAAAATAAGACAGTCAGAAGTTAAAAGACCATCAATAACGATTGTGCGTTCCCCATTTTTGATGTTTACACGCTGGTCATCTAAGTTGTCACCAGCTTTTAAGTATTTAGCTGTAGCACGACCAAAAGCAGGGAACTGAGCGGATTTACCATATTGAATAGTACGTTCATTAGTACGACCATTAGTAACGGAAGTACGCTGAAAGGCTGTTAAAGTTTCACCTGCAAATACTTTTAGAGCCATTGCGTACTGCTTGTCAAAATCTGTAATTTGGTCACCAATAGCACCTGGATGTGCAATAGTTACATTTGCCATATATTTATCTACCTTCTTTCATTATCCAATAAATGAAGTCTTAGCAACTTTAGCATAAACTTCATTTGTATATTTTTTGTCTACTCCATAACGAGGGTCAGACATAGCTTTCACCATGTCATCTTGTGTTGCAAAACCTACTTGATTTGCACGTGAAGCTTGCCCTCTCATCATAGTAGGATTAGAAGTACCATAAGTAGCTTTCATTTCGGATTGTATACCTTTGATTACTAACTTAATAGCACCTAAGTTTCCACTTTCAATTACATCATTGAAATCTTTTTTGACACTATCAGGCTGTTTTTGTAAGTAAGAGATTACTTCATCATAACCTTTGTCACCACCAGCAAACCCTTTTACTTCATTAACAAACTTTTCGGATAAAGCTTCTAAACCTGAGATATAATTGTCTACTACAGACTTAGGATAACCTGCTTTATCTAAAGCATCTAGTGTTTCTTTAGACAACTCACTTTTTTCGTCATACTCTTTAGTGAGAGCGTCCCAATCAATACCTTTAGAACTTAAGTCAGACTTTAAGTCTTTCTCAGCTTCTAAATGTTTATTAATAGTTTCCTGAACATTATTAGAAGTTTCTTCTTCTTGTTTACTACTGTCATCTTCTGTTTCAGTAGTTGTTTCTTGTGTAGACTCACTACCTTCACCTTCTACTGTTTCAGTATCAGTAGTTGTAGTAGTTTCTTCTGCTTTTGTGTCTTCACTAGGAACATTAATGTTATCTGTAGTAACAATAGTTGTACTACCTGTGCTAGTAACTGTAATACCATCTGTACTCATATTATTAGTTTCTGTATTTTCCATTATTTATACCTCACATTTGATTTTGAATTGCATTTGCTGTAGCCATTTGTGCTACATCCATACCTGCTTGTTGCTGTTGTGCTTGCATAACTTCTTCTTGTGTCTTAACGACACTATCAGCATTAATACTTAAAGAAGCTGCAATTTGTCTTAAGATTTCATCTTGTTTAACATAAGTGTTAAAAGCTTCAGGAAATACCTGTGCATATCTAATAAACGTATCAAGTTTAGTCAAGTCATGACCACGACCTAAAGCTTCTATACCTGTAATAATAACAGGCTCAATACCAGTGCTACCTTGTGGTAACTCAGGCATAAGGTTCAATCTTTCCATTTGGCTCAACACTCGTTTTACCAAAGGTAACTGAAGTTCTTGGGCGAGTATACTATAAATACTACCTACAGTATCTTCAAGTTCCCTAGCGACATATCTGATTTCTTCTGCTGTTACCCTTTCAGCATTTCTTTGAACTGCACTATTGAGTAAGAAAGCATAACTTAAGCGACTCTCAATAGACTGTGCAGCGGCTGTTGTTATCTGCAAATCAGTTGTCTTATTCACTTGTAGTGTAGTTATATCCTCTGCTCTACCCTTAACAAATGCACCTGACTGAGCTTTCGCTAAATCAGACACACGAGTAACTGAGTTAGGATTTACTAAGAATAAGATGTTAGAAGAAACTGAAGCCACCTCTACAATAGCTTTAGTTAAAGACTCTAGTGCCTTTAAGTCACCTATGTAAGAGTCAATAAATGAACGACCATAACTTTCTCCGTCCATCTTATTGAGTCTTAAAGCAATCCAAGCTGACTTGTCTTTAGGGTAAGTGTTTTCACTTCCTGCTACTATAACCCCTTGAATTTCCTGATAAGACTCATAATTATCATCCTTTACGTAAACATGAGTATAAACCTCATATTCCTTAGAAGGATTTATATTGTCTTCCTGAATACAACGTTGACCTTCAGGTGACAAAGAGGAATATGCAATGTTCTCTCTAGTAACAATTTCTGTAACGTTACCAATACCATCTCTTTGAACTACATAGCTATTCAATCGGTAAACTCTAAGTCCACCTTCGGCTGGTGGGAGGAACAGTAAGACATTACCAGCTATGATAAGTTGAGTTAGTGCTTCATACATTGTTACTCGTACCTGCTGTTTCTCCATGTAGTTCATACATTGGTTCTCTAAGAAAACTAAAGCTTCCTCTAGTTTCTGCTTGAACTCTGGATTGGTATTTAACATCTGTGCCATCTCTGCACCTATAGACAACCTAAAGAATGGTGAATTAGGTGGAAATAAAGCTAACATAAGTTTAGCTACTAAGTTATTAACACCTCTAGCACCAATACTTTGATATGGTGTGTCGTACTTTGTAGAAGACGTATCAGTTTCTTTAGGAAACAGCATAGGAATTGTGTACTTAGCTGACTCCTCTGCTCTGTCTGTATAAGGTTTTCTGTCAGACTCTAAAGCAGAATACCTGCTACTTGCTGTTTCCCTATTGTGGTCAAAATATTCTACTGTACTCATATATTAAGACCTGTACCCCCACTACCACCTGAAGTAGAACCACTGTTATTTCGACTAACCATTAAGGAACGTTTACCTCTACGTTTCTTTGCTGTTGAGTTTGTCTGTGTTGAAACTTCAGAAGCACTAGCACCTGCTGGAGCTGCTGGGGCTGCTGTTGCTTCTTGTGCTACATAAGTTGTTGTAGCCTGTTGCTCATCTGCTCCGAAAATTGAAGCAATAGGCTTAGTAACAGCACTAACAACTTTACCTATAGCATGACCAATACCACCCATTAAGACATACCACCTTTATATAAATCATTAGTAGGTACAAGTAATGAACTTGTTCCTCTCTTTTTGTTTTTGTTGTCACTACCAAAAACAGGAGCTTCAGGCTCATTAGAAGTAGTTTCAGGAACTAAGTCCCTTGCAGTTACTGTAGGAACTTGTGATTGAACCGAAGGAACTGAAGGATTGAATATTGTCTTAAATATTTTACCAATTACCCCCATTTACTACCTCGCTGTTCTTGTGACCACACGATATTATTTAAACGAGATATAACTTCATTGACTCCTTCCATAAACCCTATAGCACGTGAGTCATTAAGTCCTGTATATCGTCTATTAACTTCATATAATATTTCGCTAGTACTATAGGTATCTTTAAGATACTCTACAATCTTTTTGTCTACAAAAGGAACTTTAAGTTCTTCTTCCATAAACTCACTCCTTTAATAGCTTCACATAATTTGGACACATAATAGTGAAGCCTTTCTTTTTATAAGAGTTAGAAACAACTTGTGTGTCTTTATTAAAATAGCAACCAGCTACTATAACATCACAGTCGAAAAGTCTAGCTAGTCTTTCTAACTCATCAATAGCGTCCCTTGCGAACCCTTTGTAACTAGAGGAAACACAAAGGACAAAATGCTCTACAAGAAATTTGTCATTAGACCACCATTCTTGCATAACATCAAAAACAAGGATGCCAATAAAGACACCCTTGTCATAAAAAATTACCACTCTTTGAGAGAGTGAAAGTTGTGCAAGTCTTCTGATAGTTAACTCTAAGCTTCCACATTTTTGTACTAACTCAGACCCTGTAGTATCTACAAGTTCCTTAAGTCTATCCCATAATGCTTCTAGCTCTGCTGTACTTAACATTCTTCTTTCGGCTTCCACAGTATCACTCTCCCTAACTTAAAATCGTACTCACCTGCTCTGAGTATTCGTGCAACTCTAGCCTGCACGATAGCTTCCTGTTCTGTAAGACCTTTCCTCTTATATGTCTTAACTACAGTTTCCCATGTGGGACTTTCTGTTAATACTTTAACAGCAGTAACTTTACCAATCGAAGGGCAACCGCTGTAACCATCAGTTGTATCACCAGTTAACACTTGTTGCAAAAAGAAGAAATCAGCTTCTTCTTGTGTCACATAATAGTATTCGTCATGTATAAAATCATAATGGTAACCTGCTAAGGTGTTTATGTCTTTATCACCACTAATCAAGATACAGTTATCTTTATTGTTTGGTAATGTAGACAAAATACCCATGCAGTCATCAGCTTCAAGATTATCCATTTGGCAACTTTCGTAGTTGTCTTTAATGTATGTCTTTAAAGCACCATAAGCTAAAGGTTTTTTACCCCTGTTAGCTTTATAAGTCGGCAGTAGTTTCTTTCTGAAGTTTCTACCATTGTCATCAGTAAAACAGAAAATAGGCTCATAATCCCCACTGAACTTATGTTTCTGCAATGCTGACTCTAGGGCATAATCAATAGCGTCCTCAAAGTATGCTTTAGCTTCTTCAATGTCTGCATGAAATGTGTAGAGGTTATTTCCCCAATCAATTTCTTTAGTCACTGAAGTACAAGCTTTATAAGCAAACATATCGGCATCTATAAGTAACTTAAGGCTGTGGGACATTATTTATTACCTGCCCATTCTTATCTACTTCTACAATAGAGAAAGCATATATTTTAAATGCAAGTGAACCACATTCCTTACAGTGTGCAGCGATTACTTTAGTATTAATATCTTCAAGTTCTAAGTCAAAACCATTACACTCATAGCAGTGTGGACATTTAATACCAGCTTTAAGTTTCATACTATCTATCCCCTTTTCTGTATTCACCTTTGTTAGGATGTTTCCAACCACGTTTAAAATACATTGTGTCTATTTTTCCATTATCTTTGATAGGAATAATACAACCACATTTACAATGAACTTCATCAATATTACCACTGTAACCTCTAAGTAACACTTTGTTACATTTAGGACATCTTAAATCTTTTTTTACCATATTATTTTACTTCCTTTCTAAAATAACCCTTATCTGAATAGACAACATTACCACAAGTGCAACGTATAGAATTTATTTTTATAGCGTATCCTTTAAGCAGCACCTTACCACATTTAGGACACTTAACAGTTTTATTTATCATTAGTGACAATCAGCCCAATTCTTACCTATTTTTCCTTCAGTATCTAATTGTACCCTGAAGTTAAAAAACTCTTGTGTATCTCGCATAGCTTGCTGTGCTTCACGTACAACAATCTCAGCTATACCTTCAGTTTTACAAGCTACCTGAATTTCATCCATTCTGTATTCTCACATTACTGCGAGTGTCGGACTATATCTTCACTTGATAGGGAAATATCAAGGCTAGGCTTTTCGGATTAAGAGGGAGTTTCACCCTCTGTCCTACTCCTTACGGATAGTCTCTACACTTTCCATTCTCTTATCCACTTACAAGCTGTGGAAAAAGACACACAAAATAAAGAAGCTAAGTAACTACCAGTGCATTTAGTTCGCATCCAGTAATTCTTAGCTTCATCTTTTCTAGCTTTATAGCGTAACTTATTGTCTTTTATAGTATGTTCAGTTCCTTTTAGCATCTGCAAATGTTCTATATTACAACAAGCCCTATTTTTGCAAATATGGTCTATTTCATAATCACGAGGTATTGAGCCATGTTCATTCTCCCATACATATCTATGGTACATAACTTTTACTCCTCTACCTTTACCATCCTTATTAGGTATAGTATATCTGAAATAACCATCTTTATTTAATTTGTGTGAAATAGGTACAATGCAACCATTATCTAATTTTCTAAGTATTAATGGCTTTCCTCGCATAAAATATCTCCTATTAATGGCTTAGCTCGGTATTGCCCCTTAGGGTTTCACCGAATTAACCTAGTTTAATGTGCACAATGAAGTTTATGCACCCATGCCATGTAACAAAAGTCACCATCCCATCCATGTTTAAGACCTAATTCAAGTAAACGTTCTTCAGTTCTTACTATCCACTTCTTACAAATTAAAGCACCTGCACTTTGAAGTAATAAGTTAAGAGCTGAGTGTAAACTTCGTACATGAAGTCTTCTACCATCTAAACCTTTGAGATAGTGTCTTTTCCATTTGATAACCTTACCACGTTCAGTAACAGCAAGTGCGTCCTGCACTGCTTCACGTAAATTCTTGATAGCTGGTGTAGCCTTAAGGAACTTTCGTTTAACTTGTTTCCCTTCTTTAGCGTCACCATTAATAATCTTACCTATCTTAGCATCACCTGCTCCGTACAAGAAAGCATAGATGAATGTCTTAGCATTATTGCGAGTAGGTAAGCCAGCAGCTATTTGATTTTTAGTGTGGATATCACCATTCAAAATCTCATGAGCATACTCTCCGTTATCATAAGGGTACATAAAGTGAGCAAGACATCTAAGTTCAAGCCCACTAGCGTCTATGCCTGCTTGATACCAGTCACCTGCACAAAACAACTCTCTACATTCCTTACCATAAGGTGAACTTATAGAAGGAACTTGTGCAACATTAGGTGAGCTATGAGTAGCTCTACCTGACACAGCACCATTAGGAATTACTCTACCATGAATACAGTTATCTGAAGTATCATAAGTCAACAACCAAGCCTGCTTGCCATCAGCAAGTTGACCTAAGCGTTTACTTATGAGTAGACCTTCTTCTATGATACCTGCTATGTGTCTTAATTCCTCAGGAGCATTTTCGTCATTCTTAATGTAACTGAAAGTTTCATCATCAATCTTCAGTCTGTATTCTGAAGGATTGAATGGTTCTTCAGGCACATCAGGAATGTCATATAGGTCAACATTAGTAGGATTATAGTTATACATTTTGCGTACAACATATTCTACTTGTTGCCTTGAGCTAGGATTGAAGTCTTTGTACCTTTGAATAGGTACTCCAGCTTTATATCCTTTCTTTTTGTTATCCCTTTTAGGTACGAATACCTTGTCAGGAATACGTGGTATTTTAGACACAAGCTCTGCATTTAACACAGCTGCTCGTGACCTTAAAGTAACTTCAAGCTCCTTAGCTTTCTTAACATCAAATGGAAATCCATTACGTTCTTGTTGAGCCATAAGCCAAGCTACTTGATGCTCTAAGGTAATAGATTGATTTGAGTAGTTAGAAGTTTCTAACTTATCAAATAAAGCCTTAGTTACCCATACGTCCTGCTCATTATAATCAAGCATTTCAGGACTGTATGAGTCCCATGCGTCTTCTTGTTCACCATAAGTACCTTTAAGTTCACCTAATCGGTAACCCCAAGCTTTAAGTGTTTGAGATTTATAAAGTGACTTAGGTAAACGACCTGACTTCATAAGACCAATATCTATTGTGTCTATATTACTGTAGACAAGTCTAGCATATACTAGAGTGTCTGTAACATTAATTCGTTTGCGATAAGGAATATGAAATCCATATAGTTTCTCTAAGACAGGAATATCATAATTGATAATGTTATGACCACAAATACGGACAGACTTTCTTACTGCTTCCTGTAACTTTTGAACACCTTTGTATACAATCTCAGGTGGGTATCTATACATCTTTTCTTCCTCTGTATCATAAATACATAGGCAGTGAACCTTTGTAACATCTTTAAGTAAACCATCAGTTTCTATATCAAATATTAACATAGCTTTCTCCTTTTTAATTTTATAAAATTTTTAGCGACATAAATAGAAAATGAATTAATAACTAGGGTGTCTTACACCCCCTCATTGTTACTTAAAAAGGACTTTCATCCTGCTGGTTTTCTTCCTGTTCCAAAGGGTCTACTTCAGTTAATCTGTACTTAGCTTCATCAAACTTAAGTTTATCAGCAAGCCCTGTCTTACCTGTAAATCTGCACTTAAGAATACGTACTTTAATAACATTTTTCATACCTTCATCTTCAGTTTGCTGATTACGTTCTAGTGCTAAGATTGTATCAGGTATTTGCTTAAGGCTTCCTGAACCTCTTAAGTCATCTAAGCTAATAACACCACCTTGTTCAAAAGGTGTACTCTTAGTATCAGACTTTCTTAAGTGACTTATAACTATTAAACCAGCTCCTGTTTCCTCGACAAGTGACCTAAGTTTAGTCATAAGTCTATCAATGCAACGTCTTTCATCTCCTACAGTATCCAAACCACTAATAGCTATTGTGATGTGGTCTAAGACAACAAAATCACAACCTGAAGACACAATCATATAGCGTATTTTATCTAGTAGATTGTTGTCTTCTATAGAACCAAAGTGGTCATAAAGTATAAAGTTGCCATCACCATATAGTTCATCATAAGCAACTTTAGCTTCCTCTTGTACACTTTCATGTTGCCATTGTAAGTGTAGAGGTTTTTGTAAATGTATAGACAATAAATCCCTCAATGTCTTAGAAACATTTTCTTCTAGCATTACCATACCTATTCGTAAACCTTTGTTTACTTTAAGGTCATACGCTAGTTCTCTAGCCATTGTGGATTTACCTATACCAGTACCAGCAGTAAGTAGCAACATCTCACCTTTACGTAAACCTTTAGTAGCTGCATTTAACTTTGAGCCAAACGGAAAGTTATAAGAAGTAACGTCATCCTGCTTCTTGAAAAATAACTCTTTATAGTCTTTTGCATTAACAATGCCATCAGGTCTATACTCCTTAGCGTTCCATATAGCTTGTATTATTGCGTCTGCTTTACCAGCTAATAGACACTCATTTGGGTCTTTAAGAGGTAAAGAGGCTATCTTCATTTTGTGTGGTGGTAAGATGCCACCTACTTTATCTACTGCTTTTCTACCTGCTTCGTCCATATCAAACATGATAATGATTTCCTCGAAACCATTGAGCCACTCATATTGTTGCTTAAAAGTTTCGACCGCTGATTTAGTACCAAAGGGTATGGACACTACAGGATACTTATTGCCCTGCACTTGTGATACAGTAAGACAATCAATTTCCCCTTCAGTTATAATCAACTTTTTACCTGTAGGAAATAATTCCTGACCAAAGAAACGATAGGACTTCTTTCCCATTATTAAAAAATTTTTGTCTTTATCCCTTGCTTTTTGGAAAACAACATTTCCTTCCTCATCAAGATATGAAGCGACTTGAACAGGTTCTCCCCACTCCATCTTTCCAATAGAATAATGATACTTACTACAAGTATTCATAGTTAAACCTCTAGCTTTTATGGCTTTATACTCCATGTCTGCTAGAGGTATCTTAGGTAATTTCTTGTGTTTATTTTGAAGCATGGTCGAACCTTCTCCTTTCTCTATAGTTACTTGATGGTCATTAGCTGTATACTTTTCACAGACAAAACAAAATGTGTGGTCTGTATAAACAGCAAGTCCATCACTGCTACCACAATCAGGGCAAGGCAAGTGAGCTTCAACTAATTCAGACAACATATTTATCACTCATTTATAAGAGGTAGACTTAATGTTTCTGAAAGTTTCTTTAAGACACTATCAGTTGCATCTGTTAGATTATCTGCCGCTACCAACACATAAATATACTTTTTGTAGCCGTCTAAACTGTAATCAGCATACAACTTGTTATCTAAAGCTTTCTGCAAGTCACCTGTGTTACTTAATACATAATGGTAACCTACATTAAGTCTACCTTTTCTTTTCATTTCAACTTCAATCTCTGCAACAGTTTTGTTTGCATATGTTGGATTAAATACACATTTAATACCTTCAGGCTTTTCTGTTCTCTCTTTAAATTTAATCATTGGACTTTCTCCTTTTTAGTCTTTAAGAGAACACCATCAAGAGAACATTGAGGTTCTTTAAACCACCCATTTGGTATAATCTTTTGGGCATACTTGAAGCCATGCTTGTTACACCAGTCAGCATAAGTTGACTTAGCACCCTTATATAACTTATTGTTTGCATTTTGAAATACAAAACGAATATCTAAATGTGGATACTGTTCTTTAATATGCAAATGCTTTTGGCGGTCGGCAGTATCAAAGATACCTTTAGCTTCAACTATAATCCCATTTTGTAAAATAAAATCAGGTGTGTACTTATGCTCCTTAGCTGGTATAGTGTACTTTAGATAGTAGTTCTCATACACCTCTTTGTCTTCATATGCTTTTATTTGTGCGGCTATCTTATCTTCAAGTCCACTTCTGTGACCATTGCTAGGCTTATAACTATACTTACCTGCTTTAAGGAAACTTCTATTTACTATTAGAAATCACCCTCTACTTCATATCCATATGGGTAACCATCAACTTCTTCATCATCCATATCGTCAACTAAAGGTTTCTGCTGTTGCTTATTGATGTCTAAACCATCCTCAACGACACCAAAACCTAAACTAGACGCTGAAGGTGTTTGATTGTCTTCAAGGGTAATAATCTGTACACCTTTAAGACGTAACGAAACCCCATAGTTCTTATTGTTCATATAGAACGGAACTAAATCAGCTGATACTTTAATTTTAGAACCATTGCCAACTTCAGTAATCTGATTGGTAATAATGTTACCTTTAGCATCATAAAGTGGTACTGTTCTATTTAGTACCTTACCGCTCTTAAGTTTAATCTGAGCGTTCATGCTAAACTTAAAGTATTCTTCATCTTTGTATTCTTTTACACCTAAAGAAGCACAGTCTTCTTTGACAGGTTTATTAAGAATACTTAAGTATTTATCTAACTCGTCTTGAATTAAAGCTTTGATGTAGTCACTATCTGACTCTTTAAACTTTACCAAGACAGTATATTTACCTGTGTCTTTTTCATCAAACTTTTCTGTTTCAAATAAATGTGCAAAATATGCACTACCAATAGGTGTTGTTAAGCTTGTATATTTTTCTTTAGCCATTTTATGTTTCTCCTTTATGGTGTTTCTTTCTTCTATTAGTGTGACAATTAAAAAGAAGAAGAAGTATTAAGCCTTAATGATGTGCTTAAATGTACTTCTCCTTCTATTAGTGTGACAATTAAACTCTAGGGTCTATATGTTCACTTAATATTGCCTTCTCGTACCACTCTCTGTAGCGTCTTAGTTTAGCAAATTCTTTTTGTGGCTCATCCTTCTTACCACATCTACAAGAGTATTTGATAATGTTACCGAAAAGGAAACCTCTAAATTCTTCAGGTGTCATAATTTCCTGCATGATTTCTAAAGGCTGAACTTTGTCATGATAATGTTCATCAAAATGTTCCTCTTTCAAACGTTGCTCAACAGTTTTCTCCACTATTTCCCTAGCTGTCTGTGGCTCAGTTTCTTCATCTCTTTCTTCCCAGTAAGAACCAATTCCATTACATATAGCAACACATTTTGAACATGGTTCATTATTTGAATTGGTTTCAAAATGCTTACACGTACAACAAGAAGGTGTCACACCATTATATACTTCTTGTTTACTTTCAGTTTCTTTAGGTTCAAAGTGTAGATTTAAAGTTAACTTATCTTTATTACAGTTCCAAGCATTATTACTACAGTTTTTACATGGTTCTGCATCCATATCTACTTCAACATACTTACAGTCTTCGCAATATACACCTTCCCATTTACAATCGTCACCCATAGAAACTTCACAACACTCGTTGCAAGGACTTTCATCTATACCTTTAGATATATGTTTGCAATCATAGCAATGAGCAGTTATAGGTTCAAAATATAAATTTGATACAATTTGGGAGTTACGACTATTCTTACTACAGTTTTTACATGGTTCTTCATTTATGTTAACACTAGCATACTTACATTCCCTACAGTTAACTTCTTCACCTTTACATTTGTCACCTCTACCCATATTAACACATGAGTTACAAGGTTCTGCATCCATGTCTTTATATCTGTACTTACACACAGCACATCTAATAAGCTTAGTGTCACTATTGTTACCTTCAGTTTTATTTCTAGCTTCCCAATAGCACACAGTACCCCCTCTATCTTCCATACTGCATTGTTCGCAAATGTCATCATCTAATCCATCAGAAGCGTGTTTACAGTTAGAGCAAGTTTTAATTTCTTCCATTTCTTTATTCTCCTTTTTGTCTAATTCAAAACTTGGTTTATATTTATTATATATGCAGTCCTTACATGGTTTTACATGGACACCTTTACCAAAGTTAACACATACTAAACAGCTTTTATTTTCCCAATTACTAGGTTCACCTTTTATAATGCCATGACAATTAGTGCATACTTCAGAACTAGCATCTTCTTTTTCGTATCTACAGTCACTACAAGTCCTTATATTCATTTTACTATCTCCTTTTCAATAGCCACTTTCAGCATCCATTTCGTTACCTTTAGTTTCTTCTTCTTCTGTTGTTTCCTCTAGCACCCAATAAGAGTGCCTGTTGTTTACATAATCTTCAGCAGTAAGACACAAACAACAAGGCTCTTTATCAGGCTTAACGAATTTATATTTACAGTTAATACAATGTTTATCCACTGTTACCACCTTCTTACTTATTAAGCTGGTAGTTAGCTACAGCTACAGTAGCTACAAAAGTTACTGCCCATGCAGTAAGACAAAAAGTTAAAATAGACATCAAATATCACCTCTTTCTATTAGTGTGACAATTAACTTTAAGTTACTAATAGTTAATTTAAAGACAATAATATTAAGTATTTAATAAGTAGTAGTAAGTAGAAACTAAAGTTAACTTTAGTCATAACTTATAGTTAACTTTAGTTTCCCTTCTTCTTCTATTAGTGTGACAATTAAAATTTAAGCAAAACAGAAATCACTATTTAATACTTCTTTTACTTCTAAATTACCAAACTTAGGGTGTTCAGGTAATTTCTCATTTGTGTCTATTAGATACTTAACGTCATCTAAAAAGTTTTGTAGGTGGTCTTGATTGTCATATAGTTTAACAAACTGTTCTCTGATAATTCTGAATAATTCTCCTGCATGAGCAACATCAGTACCAAAACTATCATGTATCATAGCAAAGTTACTGTTACCAGCTTCTTTACTTGCTACTACTACACGCTGTAAATGACACGCATCCATACTGTGTATATAGTTTGGTGCAATACCTTGAGCTTGCCCTTTACCATCTATATCTCCTGTTGTTTCCTGAGAATAAAATCTATGTCTATCACCATTTATTCGCATTTGAAATGTTACTTGTTTAACTTTCATATACTCTTGTTGAACTGGTAGTCCATTAGGTGTTGTCCATGTAACAACGTGGCTACCTTTACATATTAATTTAGCTATCTGTTGCAGATACTTCATGCCTTCTACAGCTTTTACTACTGTAGTTGATACAGCGTTCCATATTAAGTCCGCCATGTAAACAGCAGATTGAGTAGGTGACAAGAATGGATGTGTGTCAGGGTGTGCCTGCACGTATGGTTTTATTATGTCTTCTAAAAGATTTTCTTTGAAACCATAAAGACCTGAACCATATGCTAGAGTCATAACTGAACGCTTACAAACTTTTCTAGTTATGCCTTCAGTTCCGAATTTATCCCTAGCGTATACTAACCACTGCTGAGCAAGTGTTTTAGTACCATATTTAACTTGCTTATTACCTTCAAAATCTAAGATATATTCACCACTTTTTTTGTCTTTTTTGTAGTCATCCCCATTACCACTAATTGCGTCTTTTGTCAATACTTTATTTACTTTTTCGGCAACGATAGAGTAAATATCTTGTACTCTATCAGTAGGTGTTAAGTTAACTGCATGACCACCTATCTCATCACGTAGTAGGGCTGAGAAGTGCTGAAGTCCTGAACAAGTTCCATCAAAGGCAATCGGAATGTTTGACTTAAAGTTAACACAAGTACCATGCTGTGACATCCATAACTTAAAGCGTTTCCATTCAAAGCAGAAGGCTAAGAACTCCATTGGGTAATCATTCTCTGCTTCTTTAGACCACCATGTATAGCCTAAAGGGTCATCAGCACTAGCAATAATATTCGTTGTGTTATACTCTACCCATTGGATACGTTCAGCAAAAGATATTTTGTCATGACCTGCAAGGTTTGCACCATGTATCGCAAGCCACTTCCAGTCATCCTCATTCTTACAAGGAGCTGGTTCAGCAAAGACCAATAAAGCCTTTGTTATATCGTCCCCTTGTGGTGATAGTGAAGTTGGTATAGGATAACATCTGCCCCTATAGTCCATGTTATGTGGAAAATATATACGTTCATAGTCTTTAAATCTTTTAGCTGTACCTACAGCCATTAAGGCACGCAAAGCCTTTGATTGTCTACGTTGATTACGCTTAATTATAGCTACCTGTTTTTTCTTGTGTTCTCTTAGTTCTTCTTCTGTATATGGTTCAGGCAGTTGTGGTAACATTTCGTAAGGTTCAGTTTGCGGAAAGCCACCTAAGTTACCACCAGTAGCTATGATTTTCTCTGATACTTCTAGGATTTCTTTATTTATCTTGAAAGGTGTTTCTTGTAAAGCATTGAGTGCCTTATAGATAAATGTTAAATCTACCTGTTCCAGCTTTTGTTTATATTCTTTTGCAAAAATAGAGCTGTTGGTGTCTTTACGTATTATATTTGCAAACCCTTGAAATGCACCATAATAACCGCCACCATAAGGACTATCCCATTTTTTAGGTGGTATAATAGTAGGTATAAAAGAGTGAGCATATTTAGACATAAGGTCTGTATTATGCTTCCATGTCTTTTCTAACCATTCACTAGGTACTACACTAAGCATACTTTTGTTCCCTTTATAATCTTTCTTAACTAAGAAATCCTCATAGGAACGTTCTACCAACTCAAAGCATCCACTAGCCTTTACCCCTATTTCTAAGAGTTTAGCTCCTAGTCTTTGGCAGGCTTCTTTAGACCACTTCAGTTCCCCTGTGTAGTCTACAGCTCGCATACGTGCTGATATATAAGCGACACGATATGAAGAACGGACTCTTTTATTTATACCTTTTAGTACGCTTGTTCTTAAAACATTTGTTTCTTTCTCTATGTCTTCTCCTTTTGCTCCTTCTTCAAGGATAAATTTTTCTAGGTTTGCTTCTTGTAAAATAACCTTAGTTATCTCACTGGCTACCTTAGAAATACTGCTATTTTTAGGAATAAAACAAGCGTTTAATAGTGTGCTACAAGTTGCCATTGTCATCAGATTTACTAGCTCATCTTGCTTGTTTACATATATAGTCATTAGTTCCTTTAGTTGTATAGTATATGCAGGGACTACACCTCGCTTAGGGTTACTAATAGTTTCTAAAAGTTTACTCATTTCTTGACTTATGTCATCCCATATGTGTGCTATTATTTTAGAGCCAACTTTTGTTTTACTTGCTTCACTATCAGCTACTGCTTTATCAATATTAGCTTGCAAAATGTTTTCAGCTCGTTGCTTGTAGTCAGCTTCAAGCTCTAATTGTTTTAAATAAAGCTCTCCATATTGTTCATAGTAGTAATTAAAATCTTTAGTCATGTTTATTTCTCCTTTTAGTTCTTAAAAATGGGTATAAAAATAGAGGGTAAGACCGTAAGGCTTCACGTCCTACCCTCTTATTACCTATATGTTGTTGTCTTATTCACATTTAGTTTTTAAAAAATGATTAAGAAAATATTCTTGTCCTTTAGGTGTTATTTTAGGAATATGAGTATATTTAGTAGTCCAAGGTGTCTTAAAGACTTTTGTGTCCACTTCAAAATATCCCTTTTCCATATATAATTGACGTGGTAAATTATGTTGTTTAGCACTTGAACATAAATAACCATGATTACGTAAGTACTCATATAATCTTCTTTCGCCTGTATCTATTCCATTTTGTTTCAGTATTTTAGCAAAAGTACTGACGCTGATACTTTCGTTACTTGCTTGTATTGCTTCTGCAAACTCTATCTTTGGCTGTGCTTCTTTTAGTTCTAATAGTGCTTTCTGTTTGGCTTCCATTGCATCTGCCCATGCACGAGCAGAAGCCACAGGGTCATTAAAGTTTGGTAATAGTTGCTGAGTTTGGAGCTGTTTTTCCATTTCTTCAAAGCGTGTTACGTATTCAGCAGTAAATAGTATGCCTTTTGCTCCTGTGAGCTTATTTGCGACCATGTCGCAACCTTTGCGAGTAAGTTTGTAACAAGGATAAGTTTTACCAGTTCCTGCTTGATAGCTCGATTTAACGAAGAAATTATCAGAACGCAATTTTGCGTTTTGACCTAAAATTTCTATATAACCATCAATACTACGCATTAAATCTGCATGACGCTTTCCAATCATTTCAGCCACTTGACGACTATCTACATAAATTTTTCCGTGTTCGTTAATTAGTTGTAATTGTGTCATATTATCTACCTACCTTTTATTTACTTTTAAGAGCTTATGCCCTTATGGCTACTAGCTAACTACAGTTAGCATTTATTAACTAAAGTTAACTAGCAGTTAATAAAGACATAATATTCCTAATATTCAATCTATAATTACGACATCATTTAAGTGCATAGTGTATTTATCACTATATTCTTTTTCAATACCTATCCACTTTTCAAACTTAGGGAAATACCAGCAAGGTATCCCATCTTCTTTAAAGTCTTTCTCGCTGTTATCCTCAAAGTAGCTAACAGCTCCTAGAGAACACATATAATTATCTAGCTCGAATGGTGGCACGTATAATCTACTATTACATACTGTTTCCTTAATGTCTTCTAAAGTTTCCTTAATGTTCATTTTTTATTACCTCTCTTATTTAATAACTTTAATAAACTTACCTCTATGGTCGTACAAATAATATCTCTTGTCATTGTTTGATACCAACTTTAAGATAAGCTTATTAATAAATACTACTAACTTATTATTTATAATCATACTTACATCTCCTCTGCCATTACTTCATATACATTAATTACAAATGTTGGATATTCATTTGCACCCCAACAAAAGCAATCTTTATACGCTTGTACGTACCTGTCAAAATCAGGCACTTTAGTTTTACTTATAGTTTTATGATGTGTGTTGATGCCTGCATTACTAGGTATAAGGTGAATAGTATACCCTAAGTTAAATAAACGTTTAGCTTTTCTCTTGTCTACACGGCGATACCCTTCATGGTCTACATAATTAAATTGCATTATAAAATCATCCTTTCTTTACTTGCATTAACTTAAAAACATTTTGTAATCTGTCAGCGTCTTCAGGTGGGCAAGTGTTATAAATAGTCCAACACTTATTCAATGTTACAGCACATTTTATCCATAGGTCTTGTGGGTTATTATCTGTACTACCTCTATCATAGTAATGCTTTAGTTGAGCTAGACGCTTATTTATAGCTTTAATATCCATGCTTTCCCATGCACCACTAAGATACATAGTATAGATATTTATTATACTGTTTTTATTTCTCTTTAAGTAGCTTAGTAGTTCCTTAAAGGTACTAAAAGTTTTTATAGTTGTATAACTTTCGTTCTGTTTAGTTATAACATATATCCTTTTGTCATTAAAATCTTTTGTTATATATCTATAGTCCCATATAGGAAAATAATCGTCCATGAATATATCTGCATCCTCTTTAGACACTATATCCATTTTTACCTTGTCATTGTAGAAGCTTTCAGCTTTTTTTCTTAAGGATACTTTCATATTTTGAAATTGTTTTGTGCTATCAAATACACACATTACACTTTCTTTTTCATTATAACTTCTAGGACTAATAATAACGTATCGCATACTTTAAACCTCGCTTTAAACTTATTAAGGACTTTATGTCCTCAATCGTGACTACTAGTAAACCTAGTAATCACTATCAAGACATAAAATTAATGTACTTCATATGCTATATAACCATTACCATATGAATGAGTTATAATACTGCATTGTGGAAAGAATTTACTGCATACATCTATCTTATCAAGGTTTAATTGTGTAGCCCCCTCGTCAAAGACAGTAATTAAATGACCTTCAATAGTCAACAAAGGGTATTCTTCATGATTAATAATTACTGTTAGATGTAAATTAGGTCTACTGTATGACCATGTCTGTACCGCTATTACTTGAAATGAGTTTGTAATCCTTATCAGCTTATTATTTCTATTGTGTAGACAATATATAGGCTTGTCATGGTTTAAAAGATTAATTTCTTTACAGTCCATTACTTGAATACCTTGACGCATTAACTCATGTGCTTCTTTTGCTGACACTTCTTCAATCTTAGTTGTCATTATGTTAGCTAAAGTATTACCTTTCATAAACCTATTAAGTGCATTAAGCATACCTCTTTCACGCTCTGCTACATTAGAGAATATACAAACTGCTTTCACATCATATATTTTTCTAACATCATAAATAACTGCATATTTCATACTTAAATTACCTCTCTTTACTTTAGTAGGACTTTATGCCCTCAATCGTGACTACTAGCGTTAACTACTAGCCACTATCAAGACATAAAATATCTTAGTAATCATAAGATACATCATGTATACCCCTTAGTTTTTCCTGTATTTTGTCACGATTGAGTCTTTTAGCTGACTTTAAGTAATCTTGAAGTTCTTCTATAGCTTCAGTAATTTCAATCAGCTTAGCAACATAATATTCATTGCTGATATCTAAATCATCCTGTGTATAACAGTATGGAAAGTCATCCTCTTGTTTCTTAAGTGCTGACTTGTGCATATCGTGGATGCAGTCTGCTAACTCACGACCACAAGCCTTTTCCACGTATTCTAAAGCATTGTTAATATCTGTTATTAATTCTGTTTTATTATTGATTGTTACTAATTCCATTTAATTTACCTCTTTCTTAATCTACTGCAAAGTAATAAGTTTCACCATGTAATTCGCTTATAACGCAAGGTCTTTGTATTAATCGACAATAAACATCTTGATAAGGGTCACCTATATACTTGTTTGTATATTCCAAACTATGAAATGCTATCCAATTCTTACGAACTGTAAACAAATCAAAGCTCTTATTGTCTATTTCGTCTTGTACTCTAACTTTCAAATTAGGGCATTTGTATTTTAGTATTCGTGTGTATACCTCTTTGATGTTTGGTGTGCTTAAGATAGGACTAGCAGAACGACTAGACCATAATACATAATTTATTCTTTTATCCATGTTTTATCCTTCTTTCTTGTTTTAGTAGGGACTTTATGCCCTCTATAGTGCCTGCTAGTAATAACTAGTAGGTACTAACAAGACATAAATTAATATACTTCAATGTATCCAAAGTCGGTGAACATACAACTATTAGACATAACAACTGATACACCTATTTTATTGTAGTCTATGAAGTCTTTTAGTTCTTCTTCTACCTCGCCAAAGTATCCAGCTTCTACAAGTTCCTGACCTAAAGTATATTCGTCGGATACGTTAGGCATATAGCTGTAATTACTTGACGTGAAGCAGTCGTAAGCTTCATCAAAGTCATTAAAGTAGTCTAAGAGAGCGTAAAATTCGTCCTCGTAGTCTTCTTCTAGGTACTCAATGTCGCTTGCAAGTTCCTTTAGGTAGTCGATTGTTACCTCGCCTTGTAAATCTAAGTTAAGATTATCGTTGCAATCCACAATGTAGACTGTATCGACATCTTTTGGCAATTGACTGAATAACTCGTCAAACTCTCTAAAGTCAAACCAATCTGAAAATCCTTGCACTTTAATTTCAAAAATCATAATAAATTACCTCGCTTGTTCTATTTTACTAAGGATAATTTTTATCCTCATTGGTAGCCACTAGTTATTACTAGTGACCACTATCAAGACAAAAATTACTACTTAATATAACTCAATGAAGCCATTTTCTGTAAAGCAACCATTAGCGTTAAGGTCTATATCACGACCGATTGCTTCATAGTCAATATAGTTGATTAAGTTTTCAGGTATTTCACCCCATAAACCTTCATCTACTACATAATACCCTAATTCTTCTCTGTCTTTTACGTCAGGGTAGTAACTGAAATCGCCAGCTTCCCATGTTGAATAAGCTTCTTCAAAGTCCCCTAAGTATTCCATTAAGGCTTTAAATTCTTCTTCAGCATATCCATTGTCAATTTCATTGAGTTTGCCTACAATGTCTTCTAGGTCTTCAATTAAGAAGTTCCCTTCCATTTGCATACCAAAGTCGCTACAAACATCTGACACGTAAACACAGTCACCGACTTTATCTCTTAGTTCTTCAAAGTCGACATCCATTAAGTCTACCCATTCGTTACCTTCAGCAATAAAAATTTCTAATTCCATAAATTAACACTCCTTGATATAAATATAATTTATTCGAGGTCTTCTGTTTTGCCCTCGTGTGTAGCTACTAGCGATTACTAGTAGCCACTAACCAAGACAAAACAAGCTTTATGGCTATATTTAGTTGTCAAAGAACATGAGGTCTTTTATGCCCTCTATAGTACCCACTAGTTAACCTAGCAGGCACTAACAAGACATAAAATCAGTCATTGTCTTCCTCTTCAATGTACATGAATTTAACTTCAATACTTCTAATGTTGTATAGGTACTCTAAATTCTTATACAGTTGATTTTCCTTGTAATTAAGAACTTCTTGCCCATTATGTGTTCTGATAAAGTCTACAAATTTTTTATAGGCAGTTTTAAAATCAGCTATATCAAATTTATTGACTGGCTCATAATGAACGTAGATGTTATACCAAACGTCATCAATAAGTTGATGAAAAACTAGGTAGTCCCTTCCTATAGCTTCAGGAATATCTTGACCATTCCCAAACCCTATTTCTTCCATTCGATTTACAAAATCGCTGATAGATAACAAAGGCTGATTAAAGTTCTCAATGATACTTCTAAGGAATTTGTCGTCATAAGTTTTCATATTTAATTTTCTCCTTTCACGAACTTTATTTCGTGTTAATACTTAAACGAACTTTATTTCGCTTCGTTGTCTATACTATATCATGAACTTTAGTTCGTGTCAACACTTATTTTTATTTTTTTTTTGAATTGCTTAAATATCAAATAAATGTTATAATATAGTTGTAAACGAACTTTATTTCGTTTTGTTGTCTATACTATATCATGAACTTTAGTTCGTGTCAACACTTATTTTTATTTTT